GCTCATGATCTTCTTGCCGCAAATGAAGATAACCGTGGTTTGAGTACTCTCCACGCCCATGCCCTTGCTCTCGTTCTTAACCTGTCCATCCAGATAGGTTATCCTGCTGGTGCCCCAGCCCAGGCTCCGAGACGCATAGGTATTCAAGGACCATTTGATGCCACTTTGTTGTGGTATCAAGCCTACCTAACACGCCCAGCTCACTGGGAGTTTGGTGGTTTTGGTCCCTTGGAAGATTACTCAACCTTACCCTTTGACCGACGTCTGATCGCGATCTGGGGTTCTGCACCTCTCAGCAGAGCCTTCGATTACCTTCATTCAAACGTTGGTCTCCCGATCCCAAACGTGCTCGCGTGTTTTGGGCTGCTTGGCTTGCTGAGCAGGTTGGTGTCAATTCCAAACAAGTTCTCCGCAAGGCGAATCTTGATCCTGACATCATCACAACCTATCTCAAAGGTCTGCGTTCTGCAGATTTTGAAATAGATCTATGCTTCGTGCATGGAGCCCCTGGCTCCGGCAAGAGTTACCCCATCCAGCAAACAATTAAAAAATGGGCTACTCAAGAAAATCTCGAAGTTTACCTAGCTGGTTCTTACCTTTCTTTTTTTCCGTGTCGCTCTTCTTGAGGACTGGAAACAAAAACTCCAATTTCCTTCGGAGTTCAACTTCTGCCTCAAAACGTTTGAAGTTCTCCTCGGCGTCGAAGTCGAGTTCCTCATCATCGATGAGCTTTCCCAGGCACCCCCTGGTTGGCTCGATTTTGTGGTTCTCTACAACAACAATCTTCGTCGCGTCATCGCTTTAGGTGACGTTTGCCAAGGTCAATTTGTTTCTGGTTCTCGCGATCCCCTCCCTTTGGATATGCTTCCTTCAGCTATCCATACAGTTCTTCCTTGTTCTACGCCTTATATTGATTTCACTAGGCGTCTTCCTCAACTTTTGGCTCAACGCCTTTCTTTATCTACCCGTTCGACCATAGCGGGCTCAATCTCTTATGGTCATCACCTCAAGCCTGGTTACCAAATTTTGGTTTCCTCTATGGCTGAGGCCTCAAATTGGTCTGTTCAACAGCAAAGACCAGTTTACACTTACACCTCCCCCCAAGGCAAAGAGTGGAATGACGTTCAAATAGTCATTACCACAGCATCCCTATTGGCCGTCTCTAACGAGGCCTACTGGACTGCTACCACTCGTTGCCGCCGCAATTTACATTTCGTTTTTGCAACTGCGCTTGACAAAGCCACAATTTTGTCGCATCCTTTTTTGGGTGCTGTCTTAGGTTATAAACAACCTCTTGAACGGTTTTCTGCGTTTCCCATCTTAAAAACGCTGTCCTTCCTGCATGATCCAATCGTGCAACATCCTCATGGCTGTGCTCCCCGCACTGTCGGTGAGGTCTTGTCCTCCTGGACATTCCATCGGTATGATGAGCTCCCTCCTTCTTTTAGGGCTCTCATGCCTTTGGTCTCAATCCCTGATCAGTACGATGAGAAGGTCACTGAGCCCGAGCTCAATGACCCTCCTGTCCGAACATCCCTTCCCAAGGCATCACACCCACGCTGGTGGTCTGAAACGAACCCTCCCAAGGCTCGTGAAGACCGCGAACTTTACTGGCGTGGTGTCATGGGACGTCAATACGATGACGTTAAAACAGGCAAAGAACCTCGCGGTGAATGTGAAAACATTTTCCCACACCAGTCTGCTGGTCGAGATCCTACCCTGTTACCCACGGCTGTTGAGAAGCGTTTACGCTTTTCTTCACCACAAAAAAATGCTTTACGCTTTGAGCAACAATCAAAGCTTGGACCCCTCATCTTTGAGGAGTTCAGAAAACAATTCAATCTTCCAGAAACTTCGGAGTTCGATCCTGAACTCTTCATGTCTTGCGCTGCTGAAACTGAAGCGCGCAAACTTGAAAAACCGTTGTCTACCATCTGGAACAACATCGATCGTTCTGACCCTGACTGGGCTCGGAACTCGATGGATTGTTTTGTAAAATCCCAACACAAAGCTAAGGCTGAAACCCTAGCTTACCAAGTTCGTTGGTCTGACGATGATGATCCCGATCGACTTCAAGCTGAAAATGCTAAAGCCGGTCAAACTCTCGTCACATCTCCTGATGTGAACATCTTCGAACTTGGTCCGATCGCACGCTACATGCGTGAGATCCTCAAGAAAACCCTTCCTCCTAACGTCTATCTTCATGGCGGTAAAACAACCGCTCAAATGGACGAATGGAGTAAGACGTATGCTACTGGTGAAAACACTTTTACCTGTGACTTCACCCAGTATGATCAAAGCTGTACGGAAGAGACCCTTTCTTTCGAACTAGCTTTTATGTCTTATTGTGGAATTCCTGAAGATCTAATTGATCTTTATCGTTGGATCAAACTCAACATGCGCACTCAATTCGGCTTCACTGCCGTTATGCGTTTCACTGGTGAGTTTGGTACATATGATTTCAACACTTTTTGGAACATGGCGTATATGACCCTTCGCTATCGTTTCTCTCCCACCATGGCTTGTGCTTTTTCCGGTGATGATTCCCTTTTCTTTGGGAATCTCACCGAACACTTGTCATGGTTTCCTATTGCTAAGTACTTTTCGTTGATCGGAAAGACTTTCTATTCTAATATACCCGAATTTTGTGGTTGGCTCCTATACCCTTGTGGTGTAGTCCGACATCCTATCCTTCTTTGCCTCAAAACTGTCTATCGACAGTCTCGAGGTGATTTACCAAAAGTTTTAGACTCTTACTTCCTTGAGGGTCTCTTTGCTCACCGTCATGGTGATGCATTGTACGATTTCTTACCACCATTAGCGCTAGAAGCGCAACAATGGTTTATGCAATTTTGTTTTGATAATTCTAATCTTGTTCCTCATCTTTCTTTAGCCCCTGATATTAACAGATTTAAAGATATTCCTTGGGCTCTTTTGCCCTCTTCTATTCAGAAAATTCTTCAGGCTCAATACCGTAGATTTTTCTACTAGCCTTTAATGTTTTTTTCAGATGTTACGTTACTGTATTTATTTTCAATTTACTTACACTTCTTTCATTTGTAGATTCATTATGTCTGACGCTGACAACACAAACATGATTG